GGCCATTCACTTGAAAGCCCATCTGCTTGATCCAGCCCAAGTCATACTGTGCGTTGTGCATGATCTTATCGGCAGGACACTCGAATACTTTTTTAAGCCAGCGGTTGACCACCTTCTCATCAAGGTTGCCTCCACCGAAGTGTCGAATTGGAATGTAGCCCGACCAATCGTCTACTGCTACTGCGTAACCCACTACCTCACCGTCACCGGTAGGCCAGCCGGGGCCACTTGATTTAAGGTTCGGGTCGCGTGTTTCTACGTCGATGGCTATCTTTTTTGCTGACGTAATGTCCGGTAATTCCAGCGGTGGTATCCACTCACTTTTTGGTGCGAACATGCTCATTTGTAGTTTTGCCATTACTGGTCCCCAATGATTTGGTTTTGTGTACAAACTCTGCTCCGAGAGCCGTGTACCCTGCTTTATCCACCCAAGAGTCTGCGTGGTCGATGCTTTCCACCAATCTGCTGGTCTTAACCCAGTCCATCATCAAGGCGACGTGCGCAGGCGTCAGTTCTCCATGAGTTGTCATTGCGCCTGTAACAATGACATTCCAACCAGCAGCAATGCGCTGATGATTAAACAAGGCGTCTCCATAGTCTTGGGCCCGCGGGCCGTTGATTAGTTTCTCCGCCGCGTGGAGTAAATCTTCTCGTTTCATTCAATGTACCGTCTGGTTGAGGGGACCGAACACACACCATTCGTGCAGTTCCGTGTCCCACGTTAAGGTAAGACCGGGCATATCCTCATCTTTAATGAGAGGGTTATTCCAATCCCGTTCAGAGATTTCGTTTTCATAGATGGCACCGTAGGTCTCTTCGGCCTCGTGCATCATCTCCATATATTTTTTAAAAGTTATCTTGCTCATAGGTCGTAACTCCTTGATACGTCTTCTGCGTCTACAATGTACAAGTTCTTTTTAGCACGAGTTACGCCAACATAGAAAACACGGTGTGTGTCATCGGGGCTTTTCTGAAATTGGTCATCGGCTGCTGGACTGAGGTCCGTGAACAACACAACGTTATCTGCTTCACCGCCCTTTGATCCGTGGATCGTGGACGCTGTGATACGGGGAATGCCGTTAAACTTCTCGCCCCGACGTAGTAGGGCCGTGACATACGCACGGTCGGTGTCGGGTAGCTTATCCATTGCAACGGACCAGATCATATCCTTCGTTGCTTTGAGACCATGGTGTTCGGTTAGAACGTCAAACGTTACTAGATCGTTGTCATCAACTCCCGGCAGTTTTTTAAAGCCACGGGTTAAGCGTTCACCAATTGCCATGTAGCTATATATTATACGGGCAACTTGGCCGGATATTTCTTTTCCTTTGCGCAATTGCTCCCAACCGTTGACCGCTTCACTTATCTTTTCGCTGATAGACCGTCTGCCGCGGTAGTTGAACAGGTAGCCGTTTGACTTCAGGTCATTAGCCACGGGCGTTAATTGGTATCCAGCCTGCGATAAAATCAACCAATCACCTTGCGCCATGTCGAGCGAGTTGATAGTGGTAATGCGCGTCACATTGCCGGGTTCCTCACGGGGCTTATAGGCTTTTGGGAATCTTCTGGCGATGCGGCGCACGACATTCTCCGCTACATCATGCACACGTCTGGGTATCCGGTAAGACTGCGACAGTATCTCTGATCCGCCGGGTAGGTTAATGAAGTGGTCTACGTCCGCACCCGCCCATCGGTAGATAGCTTGGTCATCATCGCCAGCGCAGTACATCTTCTTGGATCGACGGTCCAGCAGGTGGGCTATGTCCCACTGTAATGGGGACAGGTCTTGCGCCTCATCTAAGAAGCACAGATCAAACTCAGGGCAAAACCTTTCGTCACCTTTGGCAAAGTGTTCGAGCATGTCGGTAAAGTCATACAAACCCATGCTTTCTTTGTATTCACGCAAGCACTTATCCACAAAGTTAACTGTGTTCCAGTCCTGCTCTATGTCGCTGATGTTATATTGATCGCGCAGGTTTACCTTACGCAGGCGGGCTAAGTTAATCAGACCCAGTATCGGATCGCTGCTTGCCACCATACTAGGCACGTCATCATCTATCGACGTGTTCTTCTGGCCGCCAAGTTCCACACCAATGGTGCGACTAAGCTCACGATAGTTCTCTTCCTGCATGACCTGCTCTGGTCGTATGTCCGACATGGTTAATGCCAGACTGTGTAGCGTCCGGAAGAAGATCAAGTCTTGTTTGGGGTCAAGGTTAAAACGGGCGGCTGCCCGCTCTTTTGCCTCATTTGCCGCTTTTCGGGTAAAGGCTAGGAAAGCAATACGGTCAGGGGATGTCCCTTCTTCTAATGCTTTGTCTACCATGTTGAGCAAGGTAGTAGTCTTACCTGTACCCGGCGGTCCAAAGATTCTAAACATTCTTTTCCCTTCGGTATATTTGTTGCACCCGTTGTTTTGAGATACCGAATAGCTTTGCTACTGCGGTCATGGTCATTCGTTCTTTGTCGATTAACCGAACGATTTCTGTATCACGGTCTTTCTTCGACGGACTGCTCAAAACGGTGCCTCCTCTTGGTTGCCAAATGCGGGTGATTTAATATCAACGTCGGCGCTTTCAAATGACGGTATCTTCCATACTCGTACAGATCGTCCTTTAATCTTGAGAACCATACTGTCGCCATTGATATCACGTAGACGCTGCGCAATCTTGTGAGACTTATATTCGAAAAACTTATTTTTCTTGAGATAGCTTTCAAAGTCTTTGAGACGGAAGTAAGTAACCTCTTCCTCCTCATCGGTCCATGGGCGGCGGAGTAGGATTTCTTCTTTATCCTGCGCTTGCTGTAGGTGACTGCAAAACTCTTCAAGGTAATCGTAAAACTGTCCGCTAATACTGGCATCCTGCGCTACTTCCATGATGGCGCTTTCGTTATCGCGCATCTCAGACATGAGCGTACTGATCCTGCTTTCCCACTGCTGCTTGGCGACGGACCGTGGCATGTGATTAAGCTGCTCCATGCAGGCTTTCTGGAACATCGGCTGGCTCATCAGGGCCTCCGTGTCTAGCTCCAGTGGTTCGCCGTTAACGTCCATAAACCACACAGGTGGGGTAGAGTTATACTTCCGGAGGTTTGCTATCGTAGCGCCCGCTACAGCGGCTCCTATGCCGAATTTACGGGTACGGCATAGCTCTTTGTTGCAGTGTGCGTTGATCGGGGCGTCAGAGCATTTGTATGCGTAGTCTTTGCGGTCTAGCTGCTTGGCAACTATGTTGACCTCCGACAGTGGCAGTGGCGGAGACAGATACTCCATGTTGTACCGCAGTATTTCCGACTCATAGCTGTCCGGATACGCCTTGCGTAGGTAAACCCCGATATTGAATAGGCCATTGTTCCTGCCTCCTTCACTAATCCGCTGCTTACAAAGTATCTGCAAGCAAGGTGGACCGTCTTTCAGTAGGTCTTTCTCGCCTGTGTCTACTACCTGTAGCTTAACAACTTCTTCCGGGGTTTGAGCATACTTTCCGTGTAGCTCAATAAATTCATCTAAGTCGGCTGACGTGCCGTCATCTAGGAATGCGTAACGCAGGCCATTCTCATGGTCGTAGTACGGCAGGTTGAGAAAGTTTCCAACGTCACCACGGTCTAGGTGCAACTTAATCTGTTTTGGAAATATCTCACTCTCGCCATAACCAAGGGCCGCGGACATGTGTTGCAGAGACTTCTGCATGTCTTTCGCTTCAACCCATTCTTTTGCGAACAGGAAACAGTGCGCACCACCAGACTTACTGCGGCACACTACTAAAGGTAACTTTAACTTTCTTATCTTTTCAACAAGGTTCTTGTGGTCGAGTGGATACTGGTCCACGTCAATACAACCCCACTTACACATGTTGTCTTCGTTGATCGGGATGATACCCAATCCATTGCCCTTACCGGACAGGTGATTCTCCCAAAGCTTCTTCGTTTGAGGTTCACGCGTTACTCCCGCTTTACCTTGGGCTTTCCCATTGGCCGCGGTCTTTTCTATCTTGAAGTAGCCATGGGCTTCCTTCAGGCCATCAAATATGGCCATAAATTTATCTACTGACATGTGTGCCCCCATACGGAAAAAATCGGCGGGGCGCGAGGCCCCGCCGCGTGACTATTAAAACGGTGCTTTGTCTCCGCCGTTTTCGTCATCCGTATGTTTCACCACAACATCGCCTGCGGTAATGCTCTCTGCAAAACCCTTCGCACGGGTGTACAGAGCGCCATCCTCAATGACACCTTCACAAGACATCTCCCAACCATGCCAAGAACCTTTTGAGTTCTCTTCGGCAATCGTCTTCAGGTGGTAGATGTGGCTAAAACGAGGCGGGGTAAACGGCCCGTTCTTGCCCTGCATTGAGCGAGACGCCATCATGCTGTTCCACTTCCTGCTCTTTTTAAGCTGGGTGGACTTCATTGCGATGAGGGCGGTCTCGTGTGACCCATCATCGTTGAGTAGGAGTACAAAGTGTTGGTGAGTCTCTTCGATGTAAGACCCATCACCATCGACAACATATTCTTTGTTGTCATCAGGTGAACGCTCTGTTTTTGGTCGCTCCTGTCCGGGCTCATAAATTGCCATGGGCGCACCGCTTCCGCTGCCACGCGGAGCCCACTGAATAAACCTACGCTGGTAGGCGCAAGGCACGACGCGTACCCCTTCCTTACCTTTGTAAGCCAACCCAGTAACGGTGTTGTATATATCACCCTTTCGAGCATCGACAGTATCGTCATCCAATACAGGATCGTTACCAGACAGTACCTTCAGGAACGGAAGAGCTAAGTCTTCAGTGCCCATATTGTCCATGCCTGCTCCGGCATCCTGTTCCATCATAGCTATGTCAAACACAGCCACTTCGTTTTTAGCCGCTTGGGCTACTTCGTTTTTCTTCGTCATTACTTTTTTCCTCGCTTAATAACTGCGCGTTGACCTACCCATGCCCCAAACAATT